CTATGCGTGGAGATATGACAATAGTCTTTGTAGACACATCTGAAGGTATGCCACATAATGCAAAGATTAGAAGATATTTTGAAAACAATTATTTCCCAATTATGGACCTTAGTGGTAAAGATACCTCAAAAATTACACTTAAAGATAGCAATAAAACTAAGAAAAAGTCTGGGGGTATAGTAGATGACATCTCTAGCTAATATAATACTCTCAATACTTAGAGTAAAGAATAAACCTTATATTGAAAAGAAAATTAATGCACTAGAAACCCAATTAACTTTAAATGAAGTAGAGAAAAGAATTATAGGGGAGATTCGAGAAAACTTGAATATGGATAATATTCTAACCCCTTCTTATATACAAGAGAAATATTCTTATTATGCAACGGAAGATGACCTAATACCAGAAGAACCGTTGCAAAAAGAAACAATAGATTCACATATCGTTTCATTAAGAATAGCACAACTCAAAGAGCACTTATCTTCAGAGATGTTAAAATTAAGTAGTAAAGTCTCAGTAATGTCAACAGATGATATTAAGAAAAGTATTGGTGGATTATATGAAAATGCGCTCATAGAGAAGAACTACTCTCCACCTAAGGACATCTTTGTTGAAAGTGATGATGCCTATGGGGACCAAGAGAAAGAGAGAGGTAGTTTGTCCTTGTTGCTTGATGACATAGAAAAACACACTGGTAAAGCTTCTTTAGGGACAACAGTTGCTATTTTAGCTGCACCAGGACATGGTAAAACAGCATATGCCTTAAATGTTGCTTATAGTAATGCTATGCAAGGTAATAATATGCTCTACCTTACATTAGAAGATACTTCAGAAAAGCTCAAAACACGTCTAGTGTTAAAGCATATAGCTGCAACAGCTAAAAGCTCTAAAGAACTTATTGGGGCTAATTGGGTAAGAGATAGAACTCTGTCTAAGGAGCAGAAAGAACTATATAATCGAAAACATAATGATATGATGAAAAAGTTGGGTGGGCACCTAATTATTTGGGACACAGAGGACTTTGAACACGATACCTTCTTAGATATGGAGGACACCCTAAGAAAAGCAGATAAACAATTCAGAGAGAATACAGGTAAAGGACTTGAAGCAATATTTCTTGATCATGTATCTTTACTAAAGTATACTTCTGGATCTGGTAAGAAATATGGTTATGATGGGGCTGTAATCAATGATTGGATGTTATTCTTTAACAACCAAGCATTGAGTTTCCTAGACGAAGGTCGTAAGATTACATTCTTTCCACTATCTCAAGTTAAACGTGAAGCATTCTCTAATGTTATAAAACCGAGAAATAAAGGTAGGTACGAACTAGACTGTGCAGCAGACTCTTCAGAGATAGAAAGAATTTCAACTTCAATGATCACACTGTTTAAGGATACCGAGCAACAAGGACTACTTTTAGTAAATATACCTAAAGCGCGTGAAGGCTTTGTCCCAGAGCACCCTATTCAAACGGAACTCCATGGGGAATACTTCCATGTAGGACCTTTAGATAGTGTATTCCTTGGAGGAGTAGAGGTAGAAGAAGATTACTTCGAGGATCAAAATCTAAACTTCGAGGATCTGATTTAATGAAGAAGATGAGTAATTGGTTGAACACTACTAGTTTTAATAAAAAAGATGAGTATTACACACCTAGAATACTCGTAGAACCAATAATAAAATACTTAAAGCCTTCATCTACTATATGGTGTCCTTTCGATACAGAAAACTCGGAATTTGTATTAGCTCTTAAGGAAAAAGGACATAGGGTTATCTACTCCCATATAATCTATGGGCAAGACTTTTTTAATTATGAGCCTTCAGAACCTTATGATTACATAATTAGTAACCCACCATTTACAAAAAAGTTAGATGTCTTAGAAAGGCTTTATAAACTAGATAAACCTTTTGCTATGATTCTAGGGCTTCCAATACTAAACTACCAAGTAGTAGGAGAGTTCTTTTTAGATAAAGACTTGCAACTATTGATTGTAGATAAAAAAGTTAGTTTCGACGGTAATACAGCTAGTTTTAATAACTCATACTTCTGTTATAAGATTTTGCCTAAAGATATTATTTTCGAACACTTAGAACACAATAATTCTAGAAAACACTTTTCTAGAAGCAATATGTATAAAGATATAAAAGAGAGGTAGATTCAATGAATAAAGTTGAGAAAAGAATAAAAGAGATCTTCGATAACGTGGAGGATATTAAGATCATTAGGGATCTAAAAGAATCAGACTGCATAGTTATCCAATATGATAGTACCCTAAATAACGCTGAACTAAGGTTGCTTTTAAGTGCTATTGAAGAACATTTATCCTGTAAGGTGCTATTAGTACCAATTGGACTTGAAGTGTATAATGTTGGAGATCTAGAAGATTTAAAGAGAAATAAGGGGGTGTAGTGGTAATGTTACCAAAGTTTAAGTATAAAGGATATACTGCTTCAGTAGAATGTGAAGGTGGTTTATTTTATGGTGAGATTGATAATATAGAAGAACTATTCTATTTTGAGGGTACTACTATACCCGAAGCTTACCAAAGTTTTGTAGAGGCTGTTGACGCCTATTTAGGAGAGTAAAGATGAATAAGAAAAATATGAGAAAAGCTTTAGACTGGAAAATTAAAGATTGGTTATCTAGTATTGATGACATAAATGTAAGGTCAGCCATTCGTAGAAGCGCTATTGTTACTGGAGGAGCTTTTGTTTCTCTATTAAACAGTGAAGAGGTAAATGACTACGATGTCTATTTTAAAGACAAAGAGAGTTTATTGACCGTTATTAATTACTACGTTAAAGAATGGGGTGAAACCCATGGTAATGCTAGTATTGAGATCCTTGATAGTCCAGAGAGAATAATGTTAAGAATTAAAAGTGTGGGCGCAATAGAAGATGACCCTAGTGAAGATCCTAGAGAGGATATTTTATCTACTGTTGAAGAATTAGAAGAAGACCAACAAGAAGAAAAACCTAAGAAGAAATATAGACCAGTATTCCTTTCTACAAATGCAATAACTCTATCTGACAAAATTCAGATTGTAATAAGATTCTTTGGTAGCATCGAAGATATTCATAAAAACTATGATTATGTACACACCACTTGCTCTTATGACTTTTTTGAAAGAGAAGTGACATTACCTTCAGAAGCACTAGAATGCATTATAAACAAAGAGTTGAGATATCAAGGTTCAAGATACCCTCTAGCAAGCATTATTCGCTCACGCAAGTTTATGCAACGTGGATGGACTATTAATGCTGGGCAGTATCTTAAAATGGCTCTACAGCTAAATGAGTTAGATCTAAAGGACCCTGAGGTTTTAGAAGATCAATTAGTTGGTGTAGATAGCCTATACTTCCAAAAGTTTATAAGTGCTTTAAAAAACAAGGTATCTCAAGATTCAGAGTTTTCTATAGATAATACATATCTCTTTGAATTAATTAATAGGATCTTTTAATTAAACATCTGAACAAAAAAGAAAGGAATATAGACTATGAATAAAAAAGAAACTAAAGGACTATCTGGAACAAGTTTAGTGGGCTCAAGTCCAACAAGAGAAAGAGCTAGCGAAGACTACTATGCAACTCCACCAGAGGCAACAAGGGCATTATTAGAAAGAGTAGACTTCCCAATTGTGGTAGGAGGATACCATAACTGTTTTCTAGAACCTTGTGTCGGTGGAGGTCATATCGCAGATGTAATAAAGGAGTTTTATCCAGAAGCAATAGTGATTGGATATGACATTGTAGATCGAGGGTATCCTGAAACCGTAATCTCAAACTTTCTAACATTAGAAAGAACTTTTGTAGAGTTTGATAACATTATTACAAATCCACCATATTCTTTAGCACAGCAATTTTTAGAGAAGTCTATGGAGTACATAGGCACTGGTGGTAAAATTGCCATGTTCCTAAAAATACAGTTCCTAGAAGGCCAAAAAAGAAAAAAACTGTTTGCAAAGTATCCCCCAAAGTATGTCTATGTTTTTTCTAAAAGACAAAACCCTTGGAGAAACGGCAGTCCTCTAGATGAAAAAGGTAAGCCATGGAGTTCAACAATGTGTTTCGCTTGGTTTGTTTGGGAGGAGGGCTTCAGTGGAGAGCCAGTGATCAGATGGATCTAACTAGAGCCTATCTATTTAAAGCGCATTTTATGAATGTCTCTAGTAAAATAAAATCCAACTATATGGACCTCATTATTACAGACCCTCCTTATGGGGTAGACTTTAAGAGAGGAGACTATAATGATAATGAAACTTTCATTATGGATAATATAGATGTTTGGTTCAAAGAACTTTTTAGAGTTTTGAAAGACAACAGACACCTTTTAATGTTTGTAGGGACAAAAAATATACATAAATTCATCAGCGCTGGTATTAACGCAGGGTTTGAGTACAAGAATATTATTGCAACTAGATCTTATAATAATGGTTGTGTTAGAGCTAAAAATAATTTTGGTTTTCAGTTTCAACCTATCCTTCTCTTTAGTAAAGGGGAAGGTAGAAGCCTTAATGAGGTTGATGCTATTCCAACTTCAAGTGCTTGGTACAACGATCCAAGAAATAAAAACCCGAAAAGATATACCTATCAATATCCTAATTGGATAAAGACTGAGTGGTTCTTTGCAACAGCTAAAAGAGCAAAAAGAAACTTTCACCCAAATGAAAAAAATTTAGATCTGCTAGAGTTCCTCGTTAAAACATTTTCTGATGAAGGAGAAACTGTCTTTGATCCATTCATGGGTTCTGGCTCTACAGGTATAGCAGCTATAAAAAATAATAGGATCTTTACTGGCGTTGAACTTTCAGAAGAGTATTATAATTCAACAAAGGAAAGGTTGGGGAAAGTAATTGAAAATATCTACGAGCCAATTAAAAAGATTAGTATCAGACAAAGTAAGGATCTCTGATATACTCTATAAACATAATCCAGAAGGTCACTACGAGCCTGGACAAACTTGCTTTTGTCCATTTCATGATAATGAAAATACTCCCGCAGCTTCTATATACGATAATGATGGAGTAGAAACATTGTATTGTTTCTCTGAACAAAAACTATATACTTCTGCAGATGCAATAGAGATCTTATTAAAAAAAGATATCTATGAAGTTGGTAGAAGATTATGGGAGAGAATGAATGAAGTAGACAAAAAAGACTGGCTTAGTAATCAAGTAGGTGGAGACTACTCAGATATGTTTGAGTTCGATAAACCAACTACAGACTATTCTAATCTTGCTTTAGAGAGAGCTAAAATATTATTTAAAAGAAGAAGAATAACTCTGAAACAATTATTAAAGGAGTATATCAAAGTAGGAGGTACATCAGAGAAAAAAGATGAAATTCCTTAGTAAAAAGAGGGTCATCTGCTTCTACTTCGACACTATGTAATTTGAGTAAAAATTCCTAGTACATTTTAGTCCAAAAGTGTATTATGTAACAGTGAGGGGGTAAAAATGAAATATAGAAAAAAACCTGCAATAGTTCATGCAATACAATGGGAGGGCACAAACCTTGAAGAGGTTAATGAGTTCCTTAAAGAAAAGGATATTAAGCATGAAGAAGAAACAAACACTATTATAATTAAGTATTTAGATGAAGAAGAAAAAATAAATGTTGGGGACTACATAGTAAAAGATTCAGACGAAGAAATCTTTTCTTGTAAATGTGAAAAATTTGAAGGCTCTTATGATTTAGTAGAAGAGCCTACTATTAAAAAAAGAAAAAAACATATCATAAAAGGATAAGAAGGAGAGTTTATATGTTAAAGGTATTTAGAGATGAAGAAACAGGATTAATTAAGTCATTAAGAACAGGAGAGGTCCTATTTAGTTACGCTTTCTTGACAAGACCCAAACCAGAAGGAGACTTCAAGGCAGGGTATTATGGAGCAGACCTTATCATTGAGGACCAAGATACTCTTGAAGCTGTTAAAGAGTATATTAAGCAAGAGATTGAAGTAGGTAAGCAAACAAAGTTTGATGGAAAGTTAGGAAAAGGCTTTCATATCCCTCTAAGACAAGGGGACCCAGAAGTTGAATTAGAAGAAGACAAGTTTGTTCTTAAGGCCAATACTAAATTTCAACCCCAAGTGCTTATAAAAGATTATGCAGCTAGAGAGGTTAGAGAGATTACTGAAGACGAGGTAGATGAAATCTACTCTGGTATGTATGGATCTGCAGTGATTAAGATTAAACCTTATTCATACTCTGGTCAGAAAGGTGTTTCTTGTTATTTAAGTTCCGTATTAAAAACAAGAGATGGAGACCCATTAGGTAGTTCAATGTCATATATTGACATGTTTGAAGAAGATATGGACTTTGAAGACATTGAAGACGAGCTTGAGGAGCAACTACAACCTAAAGAGGAAAAAACCACTTCAAGTAAGAAAAACACAAGTAGCAAAACTTCAAGTAAGAAAAACACAAGTAGCAAAAAAGAAGAGGTCGATGTAGACTCACTAATCGAAGGCAGCAAAAAAGATTCTGGAGATAATGAAGATACAAAAGAGTTGTCTATCGAAGATCTTCTTTAATGCAATATGTTGGTATAGACCCCAGCTTTACAAAAACTGGGGTTTGCTATCTAGACTTAGATAATAAAACAATAAAGTTTGTAGGTGTATCTCCAGAAGGAAGAAATGATCATTATGTAGATATTTTAAATAGAAGCGCCTTCGTTGCAATGTCTATTATTAGACACTTTGATTTACATAATGATGTAGAAGTAATTATTGAGGAGCCTCTAATGGGCTCATATAAGGCGTCTAGCCTTGGTATGCTATCAGGTATCACTGTATGGTCTCTGGCTTTCATTTCGAATGTAAAAAATATATACTCTATTAACCCTAAACATATATCAAGTGTTAATAAACATCTTAGAAAAAAACTAGGTATGTCAAAGAAAGCTGTAAGCAAACATGTTGCTTCAGAGATACTAGAATACTTCATAGCTACTTTAGGTTATGATGTTGAACTATATACGACAATAATTAATAAAGATGGGTCTAAAAGAAAGAGAGCGCTGTCACATGATGAGGCAGAGGCTTTCTTATTGCTAATTACTTTATTAATAGACAAAGATATTTTTACTAAACAAGAGTTGGCTATGATCACAAATACAAATAGAAAGATGCTTAAAAAAGCAAAAATAACCCACTTAAAAGGGGAAAATAAAATTAAAGAAGGAGAGTAACAATGGCAAAAGTATTAAGAAATTTTAAAAAGTTACACAAGAAGGTAGAAGAATTTGATTTAATTAAACTACGTGGAGAAGAAGAAGTCCTTGCAGAACTACCAATCTGCTTATGTGAGTATGGGGTAGAGTATAAAGAACCCGTAGTTATGTTCGGGCAAGGAACTTTTCCAGTATGTTTAGAGAGAAAAGATTTAGAAAAAAGAATTGAAGATACAAAGATCTTCCATCTAAAAGATGTAAAAGGAAAAGTTAAGGAGGTTCCTAAAGAAAAGGCCACTGTTTCAGTTAGATTAAATAAGACAATTGACTTAGACCAATTAATGTTCCAAAATAACCAATTAGTGAGAAAACCTTTGGAACCTAAAAAAGAAGAAGAAACAAAAGAAAATGAGTAACCCTATAGAAGTTCATGTCGTATTAGAAAGAGCACATGAGGTACCTATTGAAAATTTAAAAGGTATTGTCGGAGACTTACTAGAAGTAGCTTCAAAAAATGCACACTTACAAGTGATAAAGAGTATAAATAGGTCTTCAGATCTAGAGGGCAAAGAGCGTATTAGTGTGCGTATAATAGTTGAAGGCACTAGTGGCCCTAAAGGAGAGAAGCTTGAACAACAGTTTAGGGCACAACCTGTCCGACTATTTTCTGTTGACAATGTAGTTCTTACTGGAGAAAAATACAATCCTAAAAGTTTTATATTCGAACCAGAGCAGAGAAGAGAAGTTAGAGAAGATCAAAAGGCTAGAGAAGATATATACCAGATGACCATATTTGATTTTTTAAAATTAATAAAAGACCCAGGAGGTAGAAATGAATAATCAAGATAATAATGAGTTAGTACCCTTTACTATAGAAGACACTATTAAAGATATTAAAAGGATGGTAGAGGACAGTGTAGAGTTTCAATTAGCAGTTTCTCCAAAGTATACAGAGATATCGGACATGATTTTAAACATGTTCAACGACCAGCAAGAGTTAGATGTATGGAAGCCTAAAGACTTACTGAAACTATTAGATCTTTCAGTAAAGGCTAAATTTCAACCTATTGAGCAACTGACAAAACTGATCCAGTCTGTAGAGTCATTATATGATAAAACTGCAATGAGAAATAAAATAGAAGAATTAAACGATATTGTCAATGAGATGAAAGAAGTTAAAGAAGGCGCAAGCCCTATTAAACAAATTGATGATATTGTAGATCAAGAGTAGAAGAGATTTAATTGCTGTTCCACACTGAATTTGATAATAGTGTCATTGATGATGAGAATAAACTTTGTGAGAAACTATATGAATTCTTGAGAGATTATGTGAACAAGAGATTAAAGTTTGAAAACAGTGATTCTAAAGAAGACTATGTTCAAGAAACTATAATGTATATACTCAATAGGTTTAATCAACTGACAGAAAAAGAAAAACGTGAGATAAACTTAGAGAAGTATTTCTATAATAGAGCTAACAGTTTCATTGGAAATAAACAAAGACAAAGCAAAAAAAGATATAAGATTCTAAAAAAATATTTAGAAGAACAAACATATTTGCAAGAGCAAGAAGATCAAGAAAAAGAAATTATTGATGAACGACTTCTAAAACAAATAGCTGAGTCTTATAAATTAAATAAAGATCAAACAAATATACTCATAAAACTCTCTAGAAATAAGTTAGTTAAGTTAGGGCATATTGGAGAATACTCCTCGATAGAAGAAAGTCTAAGAGAAGTAAAAATAAGTCCAAAGAGCCTAGTTATTAAGTTCGGTACAGGTGATCCAAACAATACATTAGAGTATTTAAGCTACTCCGTAGTAGATGAGTACTTATTGGAATCGATAAAACAAGATTATTAAAAGTTTAAGGAGTTGGTTTAGCCTATTGAAAAAAGCAGTAGACATGAATTTCTCTTCTAATTATATATTATCTGAGAAAGAAAAGAAAATAGCTATAGGCCTTATGATGTTTAAAGGGTCTAGAAGTGATATAAAACACGGTCCTTTCATTATAGCGTTACTTAAAGAGTTAGAGTGGGACCTGGAAAAAACATTGAGAGTATTAAACATTGGCTGTTCAAACACTGGGGGTAAAGAAAATAAGTCTTCTCCAACAGTTTCTAGATCAGCTCTTAGGATACTTATTAAAACAATAAGAGAGGCAATCATTCTAGCAAACTATAAAGACTTCATGGACAGTGAAGGGCACATAGACTTTGCTGGAATGGTAAACTCAGAAAGATTTAAGCTTGCCTATATAAGTAAAAACACAGTATTACTAACTTTAAGAAACTATAACATTAATTATACTAAAAGAAAAAGAGGTAAGAAACCTAAGGGGACATAATAAAATGCCTCCTTTTTCTGCATGGAGAGAATTAGTTTTGAAAAACAAGCGAGTTTAATAATTATAATACATATAATATAGTGTAGGGTAGTAAACAAAAAACCACTTATCAGTTAGGTAAGTGCCCAATAAGTATAAAGTTTCCCAAGGCCTGTACTTATAAGGCACAAAACTCTGGCCTGTCATTTCCATGTGGCCAGAGGAGACGATCAGGTGAATCCTTCACTTGATCGTCTAGTCAACAAATAATATAAAGTCTAAGATAATTTAGGTAAGTCAACAGTATTATACCAATTCCTATAGGGTATAATATAAGTGACAATAATAAGCTCAAAACGCACTTCCGCTCCATTTGAGCTTCACCATCTGAGGTCCAAGGCCACCAGATGGTGAAAGTCAAGACAAAATTAAGATTTCTTAATAACATAAGGTAAGCTAACAATAGCAAGAATAGGTCCTAAACTACCTTGCTATAAGTAGCAGAATAGCCGATCACCCGCGTTTCCACTCCGTGATCGGGAATGCCAGGTCTCCTTTGAGGGAGAACTGGCATTAAGTCAAACGATTTAGACATAATATTTCTACATTGGGTAAGTCAGCAGTGTGATAAAACTTCCTAAGCACTTTATCACATAACTGACAGAAAACGCCGGAAGTGACTTTCCAGAACTTCTGGCGTCGAAGCTTACTGAGCCAAAAGCTCTGTAAGCTTCAGTCAATAGAGAACATAGTGGAGAGTTTGCTACCCCATACTATTAAAGAGAGGTGTTCATATGGCACTAAGAAGAGCAAAGATACAACCTACTTTACAAGAAAAAAGATATATAACATTACAATTACTTGAATCAGCTTACATGTCTGGTAATAGAGTATTGATACACCCTGTTTCATCATATTCTTTATCAACACTAGCTAAGGAAAATTTTACATATGAAGACCCTGTAGAGACATATATAATCTATGATGAAAGACCAAAAGTTCATCTACTTAAAAAACTTGGTTGGTTCAGAGAAGATGAAGAAAACTTGCCACAAATAGCGTACATACCAACACACCTTCTATATTCTAAATATGGTTGGGACAATGGTAGTGAAGTTTCTTTAGGTGAGGTAACTTCACCTACACTAGGAGATAGATGGTATAATTCTTTAGAAGGCTTACTATACACTTATGATGGATCATCATGGGATGATGGTGTAGAAGTTCCTATTGAAAGATATATACCAAGCAGTGTTGGAGAATATTATATAGACCCTCTAGAGTCAACTATATATACTTCAATAGCTAAGAAAGATATTGTTAATGAAGTATTATTAGAAGGTGACGAATTTCAAGATCTTGTCGAGCAAGGTGAGTCAACCTCATATAAACTTGAAGAATTAAAAATAAAACGTGGAACTTTAATAGATGTTTTTTATGACTTTGCTCCAGATGTTGATGATACTGGTGAATATGACTTGGGAGAATTTAATTCTGATCAAGATTCTCTGATAGATGCTGGAGAATTTGGAGAACCACAACCAACACAAATAGACTTAAATAAAGATAGAAACCCTTATGATTTTCCTATAGACCAAAGTGTGACTATTAATCGATTCTATGTAACCGAAAGTAGAATGGACACAGTTAGTATTAACTATACATGTAAGTTAATGGCTTACAAATATCAAGCTGAAGGTGAAGCTGAGGAAGATCAGAATATATCTAATGGACCTTTCTTAAACTTTAAATCTGATGAACATGGGGCTTAAGCTTGAAAGGATTTATATATAAACACACTAACAAGATTAATGGAAAGGTTTATATAGGTCAGACAACTCAAGACCCATTAATAAGATGGGGAAAAGAAGGGATAAACTATAAGAACCAAAGGGCTTTTTATAGAGAAATCATTAGAGATGGTTGGGATAACTTTGACCATGAGATCATCGAGGTTGCAGAAAGTAAAGATAAAAAAGTATTAAAACAACTACTAGATAGTTTAGAGATACATTACATAAAAAAATATAAGAGCATGTCTCTAGACAAAGGATATAATGCCACCTATAAAGATAAAGGACTTAGCACAAGATTAAGTCATATCTCCAGAAGATTTATAAACAGGCAAATGAAAGAAGGTAAGACATTTGAAGAAGCTTACGAGTTATATAGAAATAAGAGAAAAGGAGGTTAAATAAAATGGCGAAAAGAAAAAACATATTTGCTCGCCTATTTTCTAGCCAAAGTGACGAGAAAAAAGTAGAAGAGAGCATTATAAAAAGAACTAATAAAGATAAAGTAGAAGACAAAGTAAATTTACTCGCTACAGGACAGTTGACTTTATTAGAGGGAACTGATGTATCTAATGAGGATGAGACTAAATTAATTGCTCTATACAGACAGATGGAAAATGATGCAGTTATTTCAGCAGCGCTCGATTTATATGCAGATAGTGCAACTCAAGTAAATCAAAAAACAAAACATGTTGTTGCGGTAGAATCTACTAACAAGACATTTGAAAAAGAGATTAATGAGTTCCTTTGGAAAAAAGTTAAGATTGACACAGAAGCTTGGCAGATAGCAAGAGATGTTGCAAGAGATGGTAAGATCCTACTAGACACAATGCAAGATGTATCAGACTGGTCTTTTGTTCCTGTTGATGATCCTTCTACTGTAAAAGCATTAACCTCTGGGCAAGACAATATTAAATACTTTGCAGTGACAAAAGAAGAAGACCAAGAGAAAATGTCTCCCTATGCATTGTATAGAAAAGATAAGACTTCTCCAGAAGATTATCTTGTAGTAGGTAGAGATAACTATATAGCTGGTTTCAACTCGAGAGAAACTAGAGGGACTATGGTTATCCAATCAGAAAGCAAGTTTAGTGAAGAACCCCAATTAGAAACTTTTAAAGTTAGGACAGGTAGATCTATTTTAGCGAATGTTGTACAGACCTTCCAAGTATTATCTTCTTTAGAAGATGCTATGTTCATCAATAGACTAACTAAATCAACAGAGTTTAAGGTAGTGACAATTGATGTAGGTGAAGGAACAAATAACAAACAAGCTAAACAAATGGTAGAAGCTGTTAAAAATGCTATTAAATCTTCAGAGACTATAGATAGCCAAAACGAAAGATATCATAGTAGACAATCACCAATCCCTATAAACGACTGGATCTATATCCCAACAAAAGGGACTAAAGGTACAGTTACAATAGAAACAGTTGGTGGAGAGATCGTCGAAGCAAAGACAGCAGACATAGATTACTACAGAAATAAACTGTTTGCAGGCTTAGGTGTATTAAAAGCATACCTAGGTTTTGAAGAAACAACACCTGGAGGTCTCGGAGATTCAACACTTACAAAACTTGATGAAAGATTTGGAAGAAGAATTATACGTCTACAAAGTGTTCTAACAAATATCATTAGACAAATTGTCGAGTTCTACTGGAGATACAGTGCCACATCAATGGAAAGAACTGCAGATAACATGCCAGAATACGATGTTATCTTAGGTAAAGTATCTACAAAAGAAGAAGAAGAACGCACAGAAAGACTTAAAGATTCTTTAGATATAGCCGATAGAATTGTAGGTATGCTAAAAGATGAAGACTTTGAAGTTTTCGTTGATAAAGAAAAACTATTTAACTACATATTTGAAGATATAGTTGGGCTAGATATCTCTGCATTTAAAGCTGAGGCCAGTCCAGAAGATATTAATATTAAGGTCCATGACTTAAAAGAGAGTAAGAATCGTAAGAGAAAAGCCTTGATGGAGCTCATGACAGATCCTATAGATGAAGTGCCTTCTCAAAAACTAAAGGACTTCTTTAATGATCATGAGGTTTTCTTAGATACTGGAGGGGAAATTATACCTCTTCATGAAGCTTTATACCGAACAAGGTATAAAAGATTATACTTAGAGAAAACATATAGACAATTAAAAAATCTTTCTAAGGAAAAAGACCCAGAGAGACTAAAGAAATCTAAAAAACTTACTGCTAAATACACAGGACTTGACGATGAAAATAATATTACTTTTAGGATTACTGCAGAAGATCCAGAAGAGAATAAAAAAAGAGGCAGACCTACTTCATACAAAACTAAGGTATCTCTAAAAGATCTAGCTTACTTGATTAAAGCAGCGAGAGAAGAAGAGGAAGAAGGAGACATCACAGATAAAGATTTAGTATTGTTAGCTATGCAAGGAGACGTCGATGTTTCTTGTGAATGTCCAGCAGCAAAATACTGGGGCCAACAATATAATGGTACTAAAGGAGACTACTCTCTTGATAAGAATACAATACCTCCAGAAACAAGAATACCAACACAACCTATATGTAAACATACTATAGCGACACTAACAGTATTACCGTTCTGGTGGAATAGTATTATAAGAGACTTAAGAAAAAAAGATGTTCTACCGAGTGCGGAGGAACAAGATAAAAAAACAAAAGAGCAATCCCAAGAACTAAAAGATAATGCAGAGCTAGAAGAACTAGAAGCAGAAGAGAAAGCTCGAGGAGAGGAATAACTATGAAATATTTAAAAGACATAAGAAAAGAATCTAGGGACTTAGAAGTTTTCGAAGCAGAAAGACTTCTAAAAGGATTTTTGGCAGATAAAGGTATTAAAGCTGATATTCAAAAGTTTGATCAGTATTTTAATATATTTATCTCTAGTTATGCAAACGAGGAGGGGCCAAAAAGAGTCCCAGTTAAAAAGCTTTTAGATTACTTTAAAAGCTTAGAGCTTTCAGAAGATGCTCAAATTTCAAAAACTAAGTTTGGTTATACTATAGAGATGCTATCAGACGCTGGAGATGCAAAATTAATGGAAGCTACAGAAGAAGAAGTAATAAAAGAGTGTTGCATTTGCGAGAACTTCTATCACGGCTTAGGCCATGATCCATGGCCTGTCTTTACAAAACCTGAAGAAAGATGTTGCAACGAGTGTAAGAATGAATTTGTTATGCCCGCAAGAAGAGAACTTCTTAATGAAAAGACTAAAACAGAAGCAACGGACAAAACTGATGTGGAACATGCAGCTTCAAATACTGTTTTAGATAACAAATTTATATGGCTCTTTAATGTATTAGATTCTAATGGAGAGGACATTGAAGAGGGTATAGAGTACTTACAAGATGCTATTGATATTTTAGTAGATAACAATGGAACATTCTTGGTTGCGTTCCCTTATATTGATCCAAAACCTGGAGATAATTCAGTAGAGCTTGTCTTTGCAGATAATCCTGGTCCAGTTGTAATCTATAACAAAGAAGAGGTTACAGTTTCTAAAGGAACTCTAGAGAAACCTACTAGCACAAAACAACCTAAAAGAAAAGAAGCAACTGAACAAAAAGACATAAAAGCAGAAGCATTAGTTTCTAACGAACAAACCGATGCCGTAATGTCAGTTAACTTATTATATAACTATATTATTAAAAGAGATTCAATAATTGAAGAGATCTACGGTAAACAAGGTGTCGACAAACTTACAGACTATTTGCGACAAATGTCTCAAGTTATTAATAGAATAGGAAGACTATCTGAGAAACTAAGTGATAGTGGTAAGAACATAGAAGATCTACCTTGGAGTGAAGCTTCAAAGATACCAGAAGAGCAAAAGAAGATCATAGATGAAGCTAGACAAGATTATTATTATATAACAATAGACTTTACAAAAGAATGGTATGCTGACTACACACCAGAAGATACTGATGAAGTATCTGAAATAATGGACGCTTTTGTCCAAGGCCTAGTAAATGACTTAGAAGATGCTTATAATATCTATCTAGACTTTGAATATTATGGGGCATCGCAAGAAGATTACTTTAGCACACCTTTAACTTTAGATGAAGCTGAATTAGCAAAAGAAGCTCTTCAAGGCGAATACCTTGATGTTTACGTTAAGAAAAATGACATATTCCAGAACGGAGATGAATAATAATGGCT